CAATCTTCCATATTGTTCTCTTATGTCTATACCTGCATCATTTACTGACAGTGTGCTTCCATCGAATGTCAGATTAGCCTCGCCGTTCAAGGCACTGCTGCTGCTGAATGTGGCTACTCTATTGTCAGCGCCATTAGCAACTGACCCGACAGCACCAGAACCCACATTGTTGGCAATGTAGTCGAACACTGCGTTTCCTGTGACTAGACCTGCTTCGCCGTCCGCTACACCGGACTCCCCATCTGTTGCCACTGCCTTGACCGCAGCAGCACCTAGACCCAAGTTGGATCGTGCGGTGCTTGCACTGGTTAAGTCAGACAAATTACTTGCTTTAGCCAATTTAGTCCCTATGCTGTTCGTTATGGTCGTATGGAAGGACGCATCGTCATTGATGGCTGCTGCTAGTTCGTTCAGTGTATCCAGAGCGCCGGGGGCGCTGTCTATCAGGTTAGCAACTTCATTGTCAACGTAAGCCTTGATGGATTGCTGAGACGCTGCATGACTTGCAGAGTTGGATGCCATATTGTCTTCATCTTTGAGATCCAAAGTGACTGTCACCGCGCCTGTGTTCCCCCCTCCTGTAAGTCCTGTGCCAGCAGTCACACCAGTGATGTCTCCTGTGTTAGTGGTGTATCCGAATGACTCTATCCTGTCATTCACGGCAGCAGCCGTCATTAGGACGGCATCGCTGTCAGAGAAGGATTCACTGCTCAATTGAATTGCTGCTGCTCCGAACTCGCTTACTGTTAGGCCGGACACATTGAATGTTATCGTCTCATTTCCTGATTGATTCGTGGTTAGATTTCCTCCTCCAGAAAGGCCTGTTCCTGCTGTTAGTGTTATTGTGGCGTCGTTAGCAGTTGTCGTTGATGCTATTGTCATCTGTGATGACGAATCGTGAGTTAGAGTTATGCCGCTACCTGCGACCATGGTGATATCTTGAGTGCCGCTGCTTGCACCGCTCTTAGTTAGTCTTAGAATTATATCATCAGTGGAATCAACGAAGGAAGATGTGAAGACATTCTGAGTGTTGGTATCACTAGCCGCGAATGTCAGATTGTTCTGCATATAGGTCTTGAGTCGTCCCATTGTCGCTTTCTTGTTAGTTCCGTTAGCACCGTCGTCAACTGCGAACAAATCAGCATCTACTAAGGCAGCACCGATATCTGTCATGCCATCGAGATCTAACGAGAATGTCTTTCCTGACAGACCGATGCCCCCTCCAGATGCGACAGCGAGATGCTGAGTCACGTTGGATTCAGCGATTCTCGCATCGGCAAAGGTTCCTGAGTTTATCTTACTGGTAGCCAAGTTCGGTATGTCCGATGCTGATAATCCGTCATCTAGTATGTTAATTTCAGCGAGTGTGGCTGTAATTCCCAAATTGGTGAGTGCATTTGTTTTCTGGGTTGATGTCAGGCTCTGATTGCTAACATCTATCCTTAATCTGTTCCCAAGAGATGTTGTGACCGTTGAAGAGAAACTTGCATCGTCATTTATCGCTGCGGCCAATTCATTGAGTGTGTTCAAAGCGCCCGGAGCGGAGTCCACTAAACTTGCTACCTCACCGTCAACATATGCTTTGATAGATTGTTGACTCGCAGCAGCAGTATTGCTGTTTGAGGCAAAGTTGTCCTCATCCAACAGTTGTAGTTGAGTGTTGGTATCAACTGCCGCTATGGTGATGTTCTCTGCATCGACATGTGTCAGAGTTATGTTAGATCCTGCTGTGATCTTGACATCCTGAGTGCCACTGCTTGCTCCGCTCTTTGTCAGTCTCAAAATTATATCGTCAGATGAATCAACAAATGATGACGAGAATACATTCTGAGTATTTGTATCGGTTGTAAAGGTCAGGTTGCTCTGCATGTATGCCCTTAGTCTGGACATCTCCGCTTTCCTATTCGTTCCATCCGCTCCATCATCGACAATCAAGAGATCCGAATCGACGAGTCCAGCACCAATGTCTGCCATACCATCTATGTCTAATGAGAATGTCTTGCCAGAGAGTCCTATACCTCCTTGAGATGCCACTGCTAAGTGTTGAGTGACGTTGCTCTGCGCTATCCTCCCATCTGCAAATGTCCCAGAGGTTATCTTGGATGCCGCTAAGTTGGGTATGTCTGATGCTGATAGATTGACACTCATTGTATCTCCAGACAATGATAGACCTGTGCCAGCAGAGAGATTAGTATCATCGCTAATATCTATCTGTCCTAGTGTTATCGCTTGACCAGATATTGATAGATAATCGTGGCTAGATGTGTCTAAAGTCACTGGAGTTGAGGCAATGGTCACTGCACCACCAGACTCACTGATAGTGACCCCTGAACCCGCAGTGAATGCTAGGGTTTCACCATTGGCTAATGTGTTGCCTCCAGCAGTCACCGTTCTAGGAGCCGTTAAGTAGGATTGAAGATCACTTATCTGAGACTCTGTTATGGAGAGTGCCGCCTGATGCTGAGTCACGCTTCCCTGTGATATTCTTGCATTTGCAAATGTCCCAGATGTAATTTTACTCGTAGCGAGACTTGGTATGTCTGAGGCAGCAAGCCCATCATCGAGTATGTTGATCTCGGCTAAGGATGCTGTTATTCCTAGATTCGTCAGTGCATTCCCTTGTTGAGTTGAGTTTAAACCTTGATTGCTGACATCCACCCTCAATCTGTTTCCTAAAGAAGTGGCAGTGGTAGTTGAGAAACTGGCATCGTCCCCCAATGCTGCTGCAAGTTCATTCAAAGTGTTGAGTGCAGAGGGCGCTGAGTCGATGAGATTGGCCACCTCTGCATCGACATATGCCTTGATTGATTGCTGGCTTGCTGCGGCAGTGGCACTGTTTGAACTCATATCGTCTTCATCTAAGAGAGTCAACGTCGATGCTATCGTGACTGCCCCCCCGCTCTCGGATATTGATATCGATGCGCCAGCGGTGAACGCCAGCGTCTCTCCGTTGGCGAGGGTGTTGCCACCTGCGGTGACTGTTCTGGGAGCAGTTAAGTAGGATTGAAGATCACTTATCTGGGATTCAGTGATTGATAGAGCAGCCTGATGCTGTGTCACGTTTGAAGCCGCGATCCTAGCATCTGCAAAGGTCCCACTGGTTATCTTGCTCGTAGCCAAGTTTGGGATGTCGGATGCTGCTAGACCGTATCCTCCAGATACAGATACATCTCCTGTAATCACTATGTCTGCATTGACTTGGACGTTTCCAGTTCCGTGAGGAGAAAGTGTGATGTCACTGTTGCCGGATCCAGTTGAGAGTGTCAGGGGAGAGGATGTCTGTATGGTTCCACCTGATCCAGTGGTTATTATCCTCAGGTCAAAGTCATCTGATGCTGGAGACTTGAGATCTATGAATGCGCCAGTGTCTCCACCTATCTCTATCGACTGGTATCCTGTCCCGCCTCCTCCTATGCCTATGACCTCGCCTGCTCCATTGTTTATCTCCAACTTGGCCCCATCGTATGTGAGCGTGGCCTCTGCATTGAGCGTGGAGGAGGACGTGCTTGTGATGACTCTGTTATCTGCGCCATTGGCAAGGGACTGAGTGGCGAGGGCTCCAAGGCCAAGGTTCGTCCTAGCCGTAGCAGCGTTGGGAAGATCGGACAAGTTGCTGGCCTTGGCTAACTTGGTCCCTATGCTCGTTGTTATGGTGGTGGTGAAACTCGCGTCGTCGCCTATGGCAGCAGCCAACTCGTTCAACGTGTCGAGGACGCCCGGAGCGCCATCAACGAGATTGCTGACAGACGTATCGACATAGGACTTGGTAGCGATGGTGTTTGTATCGACATTGAGTGTGACATCTCCGCTCGTCCCCCCACCTGACAACCCCGTCCCCGCTGCCACTCCTGTTATGTCACCTGTCTCAGTGGTAAATCCAAATGACAGGATCTTGTCCTCGATGGCAGCAGCCGTCATGATAGCCGTGTCCGAGTCAGCGAAGGACTCCGATGATGTGATAAGGGCAGAGTCGGCTATGTCCGTAATGTCGATGGTTGACTCAGTGGCTAGACTCCCAAGCCCCAATGAGGTTCTTACCGTTGCACCGGATTCTGCGACCCATGTCGATCCATCGCTGACTATGAATGCGCCGTCTGAATGAGTAAGAGCGGCTAAGGCGGATAAATCAGTATCGAAAGCCTGAGCCTGACCGACAGTGACTGCTCCAGTCGCTGGGTTGACGACGGTCCCTCCATCCCCTGTCGCATCGAGTGTGAATGTGACGACCTCGCATTGGAGTGTGTATCTGAAGAGTTTCTTCGATCTGTCAGATAAGTCAGTCCTCGTCTTGAAGATGATCCTGTCGAAGTTGATGCCATCCCCTTTCCTGAAGGCATGGAGGATTCTCCTTGTCTCATCCCTGAGTTCAGACAATCTCTCCCTTGTTTTGACGCTCCTAATGTCTATGGTCAGGTTGACGTGTTGATTCACGAAGTCATAGAGCAACTCTGGCTGTGCCTCATTGTGAGCCGTCTCAAATATTCTGATTACATCCTTGTCGAGCATCCTGACTCTCTTGGCGTCTCCCTTGTCGAGATCAGCGATGTCCTCTATACTTGGTTGGGGAGGTTTGTTCCAATTGGATTGGAGAATGTCAACCAATGATGCAATTGCGTCAGCCATCCGTCATCACATCCTGCCTCTTCCTCTGCGCCATCTCGTATGCCACTCGATATGGGTTGTTATTCATGATCATCTCCACGTTGCGCTCTATCTCCTTTTCTGAGAAAGGCGAGCCGTCCGCCTCGTTCATAGCCATCTCTGCATTCTTTATCTTCATTCTGTATGCAGGCTCTTTTGCGACCATCTCATTCGCTGCCTTTGACTCGTTGTCGAAAGCCTTCTTGAGGTCTTTGAGATAGTCTATGAATCGATCATCCACAGATTAACCACCCATTCCTGCGACAATTATCGTTTCTTGATACGGGGTTAGAAGTTGCTTTATCTCTGACTCCATTCTCTGAACCTTGGCACTGATATCGATGTTGCTCGTCCCCTCTGGGAAGAGGGCAGTGTAGTCATCGGTTAGCATGATGTCCATCGCCACAAGTTTAGTGCAGGCATCCTCTATCGCCTTGTCGAGATACCTCTCGCCATAGACGTATGATATCTTCAGGCTGTGATTCTCAAAGAAGGGATACTGGTTGTTGAATAGTATCGCGCCATTATCCTCCATCGACCACCAGTCTTTCTGCCGCTGCTCCTCTGTCGCATCAGAGGAGAACTTGTGCTGCTTGACAGTGCCACTAACACTGAGTGCGTTTGCGAAAGATGATGTCAAGTCTGCTTGAACCGTGATTGTGTTGTCACTCCTTGAGCATCGTGCAACGTGAACTGCATCTCCATTGCCCTCTATGAAATACAATCCGTGTCCTTGGACAAAGCCAGATGCATCGTCTAGGACGAATGTTGATCCGTTGACGGATGAGATGGTCGCTTGCACGTCTGTCCCATGGGATGTGGCAAAGCAATGAGAATTGGTAAATGCTATTGTCGTGTCCTCTCCTTCATCTGTGGACCTCATGCTGCTCAGACAGACAACACCATCTCCATCATCACTGTTAGCACTGGCTAGAAACTCGTTGTTGACGTTCAGGTTGCTTCCACTCTCTGTCAAGGACCCTATCTGTATGACTGCCTTGCCTGCCTCCAGATCGGTGTTGATGAGGTTTGATATCTCCTGTGCTATTGTCTTGGGCCCGAAGTCTTTTGACCATGTTGTAGATGTTGATCCTGTTTGTAATGTGGCTACATGAGCGACATTCGGGCACAAGAATATCTTCTCCGTCCCTGCGAACCTATGTGGTTCAGTTATTGTGAACTTAATTCTGGCCGCTGCCAACTCCCGGTAGTAGTCACCTTGCCAGACACTCAGTCTCAATACTCTCTGGACTGCCCTGTTGTTGAGATAGACAGCGCCAACGTAATCGGTGTAGTATCTCCTTCGATATGGCTTGAACGTGGTGAAGTTCTGATACTCATCGACCTTTATCCTCGGCCTCCATGCCATTCTTGTGAGTGTGTCAATGTAGTCCTGCTTCACCTTGATGAGATGCTCAACATGGGATTTCGTTATCCCTCGCTCCTTGCTATTGCTCAATGCAGACTGAGGCTGAATGTATCCATTCCTGTTTGATGCTGATTGGTATGCTGTTCCGGGGTTAGCGGCAATGAGGTTCACGACACCACTGCTTCCAGATGATGATACACCCGTCAATGTCAACGTGCTGCCAACAGCGTCATTGTCATCATAGATCAATATGGAATCACCACTGGCGTATCCCCATCTCCTGTAATCCGCTCCTGCTACGGGCATGAGTATATTGGACCCAGACACGGACGTGTCTCCTGCAAGGGGAGTCCTCTCTGGGAGGGGGAGTTGCAAGAATTGCTCTATCTTGGAAACCGTCGTATATACGAGTTCGTCAGGATAGAGAGGCTGACTAGGACGATGACCGGGATTGAACACTCGCGGCATAACACATCATCCTCCATCATCTCATCGAAATTTACATTCTTATTCTCATTCGCCTTCGCATCCTATTTGCTTCCCTTCTAGCGGGACAGGCCCTCATCGTGTGATTCATCTTTGGACAATCGCCATTAGTCATATCCTCTGTAAAATCACACACTGTGCAATAAAGGGCTTTCACTATTTTTTCCCATATCTCATCTACTTCTTCTGTCATCATCCATGCCTCCCTAAGTTGTAGTCAATCGGTCCACCGCACCCAGCGCATTTGGGGGCCCAGCAGAAATGTAGTAGTCCGCATGACATGCACCTTGTTCCTGCACCTATGTTCTGTATATCGAATCTTTGCTTTCCTGAAACCTTCATCTTGATGTTCTGCGCGTTCCTCATGTTATCGGCGCTGAATGGCGATTGGTCCTCTGCGACGAATCCACCGTCATTGCCAGCGATCTCAGCGAGGCGGACCTTCCGCCTGCGCTCTATTTCGTGTGCCTCTTCAAAGCAGATGTCACCTAGTTCAAGCCCCAAGGGAAAGCCCCCTTCAGGCCCTTCCACCAGTGACCGAGATGAATGTGACTACTGTGGAGAGATCAGTTGCGCTGTCAACCTCATCCAATGCGTCTCCATCTGCCCCTGCTTCAAACGCTTTGAGTTTCTTGTTTGTTCGGTCATATCCGAAGACGAAGCCGCCGCTGGTTTCGACCATTACAGTCTCGATGTTGCTGACGTATGTCGTCAAATCGAGGGCCTCTCCACCAGTGGGATAGGAATCATCAAAGGTTATTTTCAGTGCGACGGTGAGTCGGTTTCCCGTCACGTTTGTTCTTCCGAGTTGTTCGACAGTAAGGGCCATTGTCAATCACACTATCTGCAATCCATTATAACGGATTCGGATTTTTTTCACTCAAACAGCACTGTGAGCCTTAGAGATCCCGTGTCCGAGTCGAATGTCCCGGCAGACGTTGCGACCTTGAAAGTGACCTGTCCACAGACAAGCCCGTTCCATGCAGCAGGCTCATCGATGGTGACTGTCCCTGCCTTTGAACTGGCTGGAGCCGTGACTGTGAAGTGCAATCCGCTTGTGGCTCCTCCATCTGCATTCATGTTGCCACCCTCTGATGTCTGGAAATGCAGAGGCGTGTTGCTTGCGTTCCTGAAATCGAGATCTTCCAGACTATCGCAATATGAGTATTGATTACCCGCTGCGTCTTCGATGTCCATGAGTATCGACAATGAGCCTGATGTTGCAGTGGTGCTTGTGGACGTGCATCGGCTTGGATCTATAATGATCCTCCCGATCTTCCCATTCAAGAACACTGTCTTGGACTCGTTGTTCGCACTTGCTAGGCCGTCGAACTCAATGACCTTGCGGTTCACGCGGACGCGACTGGCATAGCGTCCATCGCCGTCAATGTAGTCAGTGTAGTTATCTACCATGATCAAGCACCGCTGAGATATGCCGTGGCTTTCTCAGTCAGTGATGCCTTCGTGTCAGTGTTGCTGACTGATAGTCCTCTCTCGGAACACCATGTCATCATCTGAGCGCGAGTCATTGATTGATCAAATCCGCCATCGTCTGAAGTTTCTGGTTCAGCAGCAGGCTCGGCAACGGGCTCTGGCTCCTCAACAACCTCTGGGGCTGGAGAGGGGGCCGGAGCCGCTGCTTCGACTGCTTGCTTCATTTTCTCGGTCTTTTCCTTTGCACCCGCATCAACGATCTCCCACATCGTCACACCCGCCTCTATCGAGGGGCGTATATGTTCTTCGATCCATGCGTCTGGGATATCGGTTCGCTCCATACCTCTTGAGAACCCGTATGGGACTCCATAAACGAGGAACTCAGTGTATGGACGCGCACCGACGTATCGTAGAGTCAGAGCCATCTAGGGCTCACCTCATCTGTATAGGAACGTAAGTCGAACCGTGTCGCCGTCTTGACCAGCGGATGCTGGCGTTAGTTTGAGCAACGTGTTGGTCGATACGTTTCCTGCAACCGTGAAGGCGTTTCCGCCAGCAGTCGTGATGTTGTGAGCGCCGAGGATGCCTATGAGGGCAGATCCAGACACTGCGTTGGTTGCAAGTGCTAGGTCGTATGCAAAGGCTGCATCGCCGTCAGTCACAACCACATCAACGATAGCCAGACTGATCGTGCCAGTCGCTGCGTTGCTTCCAATTGGGCTCTGTATCCATTCTGTGTCGTCTTTTCCAACACCGCCGTAAAGGCGGCTGTTGAATACTACTGTTCCGTTTCCTGTTAAGTTTGTGTTTGCCATCTTTTTTCACCTCTTATTTTCTCCACCATAGTCTCCAATCAGGCACTCAAGTCCCTTATCTTTCCATGGGCCCCATAGAAGAGTTGCCATAGTTCACCCATTGTGTGGAACATTCCCATCTGTCCTAGCCTGTTGATGCCGAATGGATCGCCAGTCTCGATACCAGATTCGTGGTAGAGTGTTGGTTTTGCTGTGCAGAAGTATGTGTAGTCAGAGTCGATGAAGTAAAGCCTTGATAGGCCACCAGACTCAGCGTGAACGTCCTTGGATGGGATTAGAGGGACGCCGTTGTAGGTTGCTACAACGAATCCTGCTTCCATACCGGGAACACCCTTGACGCCGTTGACGCCGGGGACTACTCTCTTCATCTCGGTAAATCTCTGCTGTGGCTGGAGAAGTTGTTGGATCTTCTCAAGCGTGTCGTAGCCAGTTAGGATGACCTTTGGCTGTCCACCGCGCTCCCAGATGCTTCGGAACATTCCGTCAAGGATGTTCAGCGTTAGGGGCCTCTCAGTGCTGGTTGATCCAGCATCGACGTTTGCATCATACCATTGGCGGGTGCTTTGGTTGCTTCTGGTGATGTTATACTGATTGTGGTCGCTGGCTGCGCTCACGTCGCTGAAGGAGGAAGTCTCCACGAATGAGGAGGAAGTTGCCCTGTCAATCGACTCAAAGTCGTTTCCTGCTGGGGTGTCTAGGTCTGTTAGTAGCATCCTGTTGATGTGTTCTGCGTGGTGCTTCGACATCTCCATCTTCATGACAGCCCTTGCATCTCCTAGACCGTCATCTTTGTCGGCTAGGAACATTGCAGTCTCGCTCAGATCGAAGGTGTGAGCAACTGTCTTGGGTTTGGTGCTGACCTCTGCGAAGGTCGGTTTGCTGGTTTCTGGGAGAGTCCCGTTCTCTGGCAGACCGCCGCCTTTCGTGAAGGAAGGCTTGTCTGTGACGACTCTCCATCCCGACTTCTCCCATGGTTTCTTTGGAAGAATTGAGAAGGCGTTGAACTCTTGGTTGAGTTGTGACCACACCTTTCGGCCAAATATGGCTTGGTAAGTTCCAGTTGTGGACGATACCAATGGGGAATCTGCCTTTAGAAGGTCAGTGCCACTGTATGCCCATGCGTTCGCTCCTGCTCCGGCTCCATAGTAGAGCCTCTCCATGTCTTCTATTGTTCGTATGTATCCTCTTGATCCACTCATATTTTTTCACCTCTGTTAGTTATCTCCTTAGAAGGGAATTACTCCCCCCTGAGAGCCCTCCTTGCGAGTTCCTCAGTGGCTCTCCATCCGTCAATTCCATCACCCATCTGGGCGAATTCCTCGTTGGTAGGGACTCTGATGTCTGTTTCTGGTACTGCGGAGACAGACTTCTGGATGTCTGCGCTCTCGGAGCGTAGGTTAGCGATCTCAGCCTTTAGAGCGTCGATCTGGCCGGAGTAGTCGCGGGACTTTCGCACTTCTTCAGCGCGAGCAGTCTCTGCTTCATACCTTGCTTCCCAATCGGATTTCACGACTGATTTGAGGGCCTCTTCGTCCCTCATTGCTGCGTATGCCCTGTATCCTCTCTCAAGGCTCTCTGGGGTCACGTCACCGCCCTTGATGACGTTGGAGTTTCCAGATGGGGCGTTGTAGTTCATGTTTGGAACGCCGCCAGTCTTGATGACATACTGGTTGCCGCCGGGTGCTGGTAGTGCTGGCTTTGCAGCCTCTGCTGCGTCCTCACCGCTACCGATCTCGTCACCCTGACCACGGTGTGAGTATCCACCCTCGCCGTCAACGCCGACCATGTAGGCCTTCTCTAGTCCGAACCGCTCGCGGATGGAGTCTAGGTCCACACCTGCGTCATGGACGAACTTCTCAAGAGTGTCAATGTATGCGAGAGCGCCATCGACGTTCTCTTCGGACTTGTCCATCATTTTGTCCTCGGCATACATCTTGTCCTCTTTCATGCCTTTCATCTCTTTCATCTCTTTCATCTCTTTCTCCTCTTTCATGTCTTTCTCTTCACCCTTGTCAAGTGCCTTCAGGACATGTGCGAGGCTGTCTCTTATCTCTGTCAATGCTTCTGCTGTTTCTGTCATTTTTTCCACCGTTTCATTTGTGTTATCCATCTTTAAGATCGAATACCGCGCCTCAGGGTTGATGCCCTTTTTGCACAGTGTAATCTCATGCAATTCAAGGTCGGTAATCTCACGGTGTGACCCATGCTCTGGGGTCGTTTTTGATACGCGGAACAATGCTTGTCCGCCAATGGAAAAGGAACGGAGGTCGCCGTCCCTGATTTGTTTCTGGACCTCACGGGCCTTTTGTATGTCGCTGCGTATCCTGCAAACGACGAAGAGTCCATGGTCGTCAACCTCTGACTTCCACATTCGACCATCTGAGTCTGTGTGGCTGTCAACGACCTCTCCGACTTGGATACCGCTGTGTGCTAGTTGGACGTTCCTGAATGCTTTGTTGGACATGAATTGACCGAAAGCCTTCTTCAAGGCGACGGTTGGGATCCTGTCTCCCTGCTTGTCCACCATGTCAACACTTGCGTAGCCTGCAACGAAGAGATCGTCACCAACGACGGACTTGAGAAGGAAATCTGCACCTACGGCTGACCAAGATAGTGTTGGCATGGGTGCAGCCATAGCGGTCATCGAGCCTCACATCTTACCTCAATGGTATATCAAGGGAATCATGACAGCGTTGTCATTGCTGTCATATTACTTCATCGACACGATTGGCTTCCTGCACGTTGATTTCGGAGTCCGTTTCAGGTTTTTTTTCCGGTGGAATCTCAACAATTGCTGTTTCGCCTTGGAAACGGATGACGACGGGTCCATCCTCGGTCATGACCCTCATCTGCATGGGCTTGAATTCAAGTGGATCCCTCTCATCGAATTCGCCTTGCCTTGGGTTGCCGAACGTGGTATTCTCCTCGTCTGTGACTTGAGTGGGTCCAGTGGGCGCTGTTATGTCCGCCTGCATACCAGACCATGCGCCACCATCCGCAGATGCCCTGTTCATCCTTGGGAATGCGAAGTTCTCGATGATGTCGTCGTCTATGGCCTCGTTGAGCGTCCACTTGCCATCCTCTGCCCTCTCGATGCCATACTCGTTTGCGAACTTATCTAGCATATCCTCAGTCACCTTGGGGAACTCGGCCATTATCTCCTTGGGAGTCAATGACCTGTTCTCGTTATCGATGAACCTCCTGATGCTGGACATTATGTGGGATATGTCATCCGTATCCTCGTCATTGACCTCAGGGGCCTTCATTATCTTCTTCTTCTTTCTCCGCCTCATGGGTCTGATTGAATGAGTTGCGTTGTATGTGCCGGGAGTTGATGACGTGAGGGTTCCGCCACCGGATGGTGCTGCGGCTCCAGCGCCACCACCTCCTGCTCCTCCACCACCTCCTTCTTTGATGATGGATGCAACCACAGGGCCCCAAAGGGATACCTGCTCCTTTGCATTCTTGACTAGATGAGGCATACCATCATACGACTCGATGTATATGCCATTGTCATCTGAGTTCATCTTGACGATGACTGGATCATATATGGCAGGATAGTGCAACATGAGAGCGTCTTCACGCAGGTCTATCTCCGGTAGCGGATATGGCATGGATGACTTGGTGACTTCATCCTGTGCAAGGAGAACCCACTTTGGATGGATGTCCTTACCTTTCATGAATGTGGATTTAGCATCTCGGACGAGGAGATCATCGCCTTTCATGCTGGCTATGGTCTTGATCAAACCATCATCATCCGAGTTGTTGCAGTTGGATGGAGATGGGAAATACACGTTCTCCGTCGTGTTATACATGGTCCTGAGTGCATTCACTCTGTCCTCAAGGGGCTCCATGTGCATGTCCGTCCCCTTATGCAGAAGAAGGTCAACAACATGGAGGACATTACCAGATAGGTATCCATCGAAAACGAAGTCCCCTTTGATCTCACCAAGGGACTTCTTGACACCCTCTGGAAGGTTGGTCGGTTTCATCTTCCTACCCTTCCTCTCTACCAAGATGTGCTTGCCCTTGGGTTTCTTCTGGACAACCCAATCACCGCTGAATCCCTTTAGATGCTCCATGTCATTGATGTCCTTGACGGTGTGAGCAGGCTCGATTGTCTTCGTGAAGACTCCAGTCGGCTCGTAGTCATCGGCCTTGTGGAGGTCCATTGTCATGGTTGGATATCCATACTCGTTTGGAGCGAGAGCGCCTATCTCAGACTTCTTGCTCGATATGGTTCTATTGACATATGATATGTCAGCAGCGGAAACTAGACCTTCATGTGCGGTCCTCTGCAACAACGTGAATGGCTGCTCAGTGACTCCGAACTCCATCTTGTCCTCTTCTTCATTCCACTTCCATGTCAAGGTGGCAGGCATCTCATGTCCCCATGCATCTGTGTTGCCAGTATTGAATATCGGAGGAACAACGGCTTCACTGCTTGTTGATACAGGACCCATCTTTCCGGGGACCATGTTGGCCATGCCGAGTTCTATCATTGGCGTCTCAGCGTCCATGTTCACAAATTCGCTTTTACCTCTCATCAATTGGTAGTTGGCTGCTGCTACCAACTGCTGTATGTTTCCTCTAGCCACTGTGTTAGCATCTATGTTCTGCACATCTGCGGGAGCCAGCACATCTGGACCGAATTGCCGATATACATCAGCAGCCATCTTTGTGACAGCCCTGACCATGACATCATCTGAATTAGTGAAGTGCTGATTGTGCAACTCATGGAAATCGGCATTTGAGTTTGGATGCTCAGTTCTGAACAAACCGATCATGGGCGTTCCCATCTCTGATACTTGCATGAGCGAGCGTCCGAACCTGCTCATCCTCATCTGATCCGATGGGAGAACAGTTCTGCTACCTTGTCCATTTATCTCGGATGGGTGAAGATGATGATGGTTCGATGCATGGCTCCAGTTGGATCTCTTGCGCTCAAACTCATGCATATCCATCTGTGATGCGGATGTTAGGACATGTGACATCTCAGGGTGCATGTTGGCCTTGGCAGGGAAATGAGATCCGCTTATCATGTGCTGACCCTCAAGCGATATGCCATTGATGAGGAAGTCCTTCAGCCAACCCTGTCCGAATATGTCAGGATAGGATTGGCTCATTATCTGAGACAGGCTCTGGATATTCCTTCCTACGCCACCCCAATACTGGAATGGCTCCCACCAATGGTAATTGTGTCCGTTTTCATCGCCACTCAAGGGTGACGTAAGTGTATCATAAACGGAATCTGACGGCGCAGGAGACGTAGGACCACTCCTATCGCTTGGTCTTATCCACCATGCAGCAAGGGGAGTGAACCTATCCCTCCAATTTCTAAGGAGCCTGTCCCACTTTATGCCTGCCTTCTCCTGAAACTTGCCTATGGCATACTTCGCCTCCACGGAGTCTTGGTCAGGGGATGCTGCTAGACTGGCTAGGATCTCCAATGCAGCATCCCTTTGGTTGGCAGTCTGGAACTCCATCCCAAACAAGTATGGAAGCAACCCATACGAATCAGATAGGTCCTTTCTCTTGGACTCCATATACTCGTCATCCGACTTGAATGCCTCTGGCCTGTTCCTATCGATCTGGAAGTGATCGCTCATCGAGTCAACTGGATCTCCAAAGAGTCTCTTCTCATCTAAGGTCAGTTTCAATGACCTCTCCCTATCACTATGGCCGTCCAGTTTTCCAATGAATGACATGACGTGATCGATGTAATGTGGCTCACCATGCGCTGCCCCATGTAGCAAGGGGCATGAGTTGGACTTCATACCGAATGGGTGATGCTCGCCAAACCTGTTCTCAGGTGATGCGACGGGCCAGTCTGATAGGTATGATGTGGATATCCTTGTATGTCCTTGGAGATACTGTTGCATGTTGACTGGCAACACCATCTCCGAGGGATCGAGCATGGAGTTGAGAGGCTTCATCGAATACGGTGATGGCTCCTCTGGAGCAGCCGTTGCCAACACAGCCACGTCTTGCTTCGTTATCTCATTGCCATCAAGGGATCTGACATACTCGCTGAATGGAGGATGTATGCCCATGACGCTTGACAGCACTACATCTGTTCGGAGCCTTACTTGCTCGCTTGGCATCCACCCACCCCTCATAGGCGGGAATAGACCTTCTCAATGAGATTCCCTATCTCATCGATTAGACCCATCTGTCCATGAGTCGCGGACTTTCTGAGTGATCCTAGCGCATCTTCAATAGCAGCGGTGTTTGGTCCGCCCTTTCTTGGTCCCATGTCAACAAGATGCATGTGGAGAGAGTTGTTTCCAGATGTATCATACCCTGTCTTTGCATATGCAGGCATCTTAGCAACTTCGCTGACTATGGATTTCTTAGGACCGTCGTTGGTGTCAGGCATGGTTTGGTTCCCTTGGTATCCGCCAACAGATTGAACCTGCTCGCCACCAGTGACATCCATGAACCTAGTAGCACTGTTGTGGACATCGGGTCCTGCATCGCCATATGCTTTCTTGACCCTTTTACTGCCACAAGTTGGACAATCATCATCTTTACATCCCATTTTATCAGAACTTTTGCATCCCATCTTGTTATCGGATCCTTTTCCTTTCATCCCCCTATCAGACACATAGGATCCCGGCTCGTCCTTCTTCGGCTTGGACTTTACTTTGCCTTTGCCTTTCTTGCCCTTGCCCTTGACAGCGGCGATGATGTCTCCGCGAGTCACCTTGTCATAGGGAGGATAATTGTCAGCGAGATCACTGTCAACCTTTTCTTTTAGGATCCTTACTTCTTTCAACAATAGTCCAAGGGGTGTCTCGTTCATCGGGTCAAACTTACGCATATACTCACCTGTTGTTCAGCATTCTCTCGGCTTCTTGCCATTCTTTGATCTCATCATCTCTCGATTTGGATATCATGCCACCAGACCCGCTGAATGGTCCTGTGGTCGAATCCATATCCTCAACAGTTCTGTTGAGCGGATCGTAAGTCTCATCCGCATGTGGAGTCGTGAATGACATCCAACCATGCTTCCTCATCAACATGGAGGGGTCTTGAACTGCCTTCCTGAGAGAGTTGTTCTCATTCTCCAAGGCAAGGAGCCTTTGATTCATCTTTCTCACTTCGCCTATCAGATCCTTCACAATATCATTAACGTCACTTTCTTCACCCATTTACATTCCTCCCATTCCCATCATGCCACCACCGTTCATACCTGCCACATCATGCTGTGCCAGTGATCCATGCTTCTCTTTCAGTGCCCTTAGAATGGATTGTCCCTGTCCAACGAATTGCTGGAGTCTCAATAGATCGGATTGCATGGAGCCCAATACTCTCATATCGACATTGTGGGCAGAGGCTGTGGATAGGTCTTGATTGACGCCGACGATCAACTCGGCTAGAGTTGACATCGATGAGTCGATCTCATCCATCTTCATCCCGATGGGGGACTTGGCAGGGCCAGCAGATGGCATGTTCATGGGTGCTTGTGTCTGAACGGATGCCATGGCTGGGTCTGCATCAGCAGGCATCTCATCCTGCTTTCTGATTATGGAATCCCTGATTTGCAAAGATCGGAGCCTTTCTGAGAGTGATCCTCTTTCGCTTCTTTGCATGTTAATCCCTCAGACTACATTGTGTGGGCGATAGATTCTATCTGATCGACCCGCTCGCACAACGCCTAGAGCAACTGCCCCATCAGCCTGATTCATGCTCGATTCGGAGTTGTCGAACTTCCTTATGATTCCAACCTGCGAAAAATCACTCTGCGGGAGGTTCTTTACGAGCGAGTCGTGGAGATTGAGGTCCCTTGTCAAGATGTCAAGGGCGTTGCGAGCAGACGATAGGTGCTTCTCTATGTCGTCCCTGTTGTTCAGTTCAATGGCCTTGGTCATTGCTTCCATGGAAGCGAGTGCCCTCCTAGCCATTGGGTCCATTTTGCTTAGAATATCAAAACCTTCAGTCATGTCGCTCATCACTCTCTTGTCGGACTATCCTTAATCAGCCTTCCTTTTTTGGTGAGCCTCTTTGGCCCACTTCCCCTGCCCTTCTCAACTTGGCATCGACCATCTTCTCTTGAGGGGTCCTCTCGTCCTTCTGCTCAGTCGAGTTCTTGGCATGTCCACCCTCGTTCCTCTTGGTGTTCTTGGGCATCTTGCCCCCACTGTTCCTCTGGGATCCCGTCAATGGGGAGATTGGAGGGAGATCGTTGTTTGCGGTAGTGACCAATGCGGCATTGAGGTTAGACTTCTGGACGGGCTCGCCCCCACCTCCTCCCTGTTGGGCTGCTGCTTGTGCCTCTTGTGCAGCGGCTATCTCCTCTTGGGATGGCTCACGATACTCAAAGACGAGATACTTCTCATCGATGCCATCTCTCAAGTGTGCCTCGTATCCAGCCTGCTTCATACTCATCATGTTCCTTATGGCCATCTCATCTCTTCTCAACTGCATGATCTCATCCTCCTCTTCATGCGGCGTCAATGATATGTCCCACTCATCGATGCCAAAGGCCTCCAATAGTTTGGGGAATAGTAGCCTGTTGTATATGGATTGAGAATAGGATACAGATCTGTTGCTGACCACTATCTGCATACCCTCATTGCTGAGTCCGCCACCAGACACGTCGTTCATGAATACGTTTGACACGCCATAGAACGCTGATATTCTCTGGCGTATGTCATCCTTGATGGGTATGTATTGCAACTCCTCCAACGTGTCCATCATTCTGACATACTCTAGTCCACCACGACCAGTCTCTGTCTCTACACCTATGGTAGGGATATAACTCGGATCCCTCTCAAGATGTTCTTGTATGTTCCTCGCTGTGCGTTCGACAGTCTCCATGTTGGATGACTTGATGACCATGACACCGCGAGGCATCCTCCTCTTCTGGTATGCGGTATAGACATAGTTGTCCATGGCGATCAATGTGTTGACCTGTCTCCACATGGTTGCGACTGGACTCCTTCCATACAACTTGGATGGCGACCACTTGGATAGATGTATGACCTCTCCATCAGTATATACTTGGCCATTGCCGACGCCTGCTAGGTTCATGTAATGAATGGGAACTACTGGCATCCCGCTCTTTGGACACTTGGCATCTGGGTCAGATGTTCTGAATGACCTGTCAACGAGGCTTGTGTATTGAGATCCTCCTCTAACTCCTCTCTTGTCAGCAAGTATCCTCATGAATATGGGGTCTGCTCTTGATACTTCCTTTATCCTAAAGAACATGGGCTGCTTTGTCGAGGGGTCAACGAAATACTCCTTGGTCAGTATGATGTATGCATCATCCACTATGTTGAGATCCATCTCGATCTCACGGAGGACATCGATGAATGATTGAGTCATCCTGTTGAATCCACCGATGACTGTCTCGGCATACTCTATCTGTCCCTTGTCCGCCTTCCTTGTTTCGCCACCACATGCTGTGCATACCTCAACCTCTTGGTTGTGCTTCTGTCCACACTCCTTGCACTTCACGACGAACTTGGGCTTCCAGTCCCATCCTTTCCTGAATGTCTCGACAGATAGGTGCTGAAGGATGGACCTCAATACCATACACTCGTATGCAGCAGCATAGAGGGCAGGTATCGTTATGCCTTGTAGGAGAGGTGGCTCCTGTATCCCAGATGTGAAGAGGGGCATTGCTGGCAAGGGTGTGCTATGTCTCTCCATATCCATGCCGACAGCGGCGAATAGCCTATTCATCCTCTTATCATCAGCCAAGGGTCATCACCTCCTCCTTCATCTCAGCATAACGCTCATGTGATATGTCGTTGGACTTCAACAGACTTGCCTTGTGTTTTGGGTCATTTGAACGCTCATGGGCAAACACGATCAGGGCATCCCTATTGCCATCGAGAGCCTTGGATAGCAATGAGGCATCATTATGATTGTTCATGTATGGAAGAGATAGGTCAAGCGCCTTCTTGACTGCAAATTCACCTTCTATTACTATGCCAACGCCTTCAGCGAATACGTTCTCGACGCCCAACTCGGACTTGAGAGCATCTGCATACCATGGCGCATTTGGTGCATGGAACTTCATTTCAATGCGGGGATTCAGTCGAGAATCCAATTTAATCTCTCCCCCTGTCTCGATAAGACCTGCAAGGAACCTATCTGCATCCTTGAGCATGATGTTGTATCTCTTGACATCGTAGAATAGCCCTCTACCAACAGATTTGCTAAATTGTCCCACTGCTAGTATGTCGTATAGGAAACCGTGTGACTTGATCAATGATGATATCTCCGCTGCGCTGGCTGACACACCATATGACTTCAAGGTCTGAGCATTTAGTGCGCCCCTCTCGATGAGTATATCCTTGCACTTGGTTAGAATGTTCTGCTCTCGCTGTGAAAGCCGCTCTGACTTGTCAACGGTTGATCTCCATAGCATCTCGGCATTCTTCTTACCTTCATCATCAGATGATACCCATGACTTCACGAATCTCCTAAATGGCAACTCAAGCCTATCTGTATGCTTGTTGAGAGCATCATAGTCCAAGTCTGTCATTGGAAGTTCATCCACTAGATTTGGCGATACGCCAGTGAAATGATCCAATATGGCCATCTTTTCCATCTTTAGAAGTTCTTGAATGGAGTCCAAGGTCTGGAGGTCGTTCGCCTTGATCAATAGATCGGCAACCTCTCTCCCCGTCATCCCATAGTTATCTAGGAACCATGATCTTGTTATGGGAACTGGATCGGATGGCAGTTCTGTTCCGGGTTGCTCTGGTGTATCTGACATCGGGTTGTTCATACCCATTATGTCAGCATCATCCCTTCCAGCAGGATTTTCTTGTTGCTCCTCTTCCTTCATCTTGCGCCTCTTGTCTTCAACGGCCTCAAGTTTCTTCTCAGCCGCTTTCTTCTCTGCGGCTAATGCCTGATCCTCGGCGTCGGTTCCAATCTTGATGAGCGCGTCTGTCAACGATGATACTCCTGTCAACGGGTGTATATACTCAACGTCACGCATCTTCTATTCCCAGCCTTTTTTGCCACAAACTGCCATCGAGGATGACTATGTTTTCCCTGTATTCCTTGGTCGCCTGAACGGCGAGTGATAGTGCCATGACCATATCGTCATGACCGCCGAGGCTTTCCATCCTTCCGTTCTCTAGCATGGTGAACATCGACAATTCATTGAGGAGGGTATTCATGTGTCTCTTTGTCGATCCCTCGTCCTTGTATGGAATGAGTAGATGCCGCTGCTCAAAGTGAAGTTGCAGCGTGTGGATCAAGGCTTCCTTCTTCATCCTGTTCATGTTGAACGGCTTGATTGGGAGATCGCTTATTTCATTGAGGACTTGGTTGAATGCCATGGCGAAGTTGTTCGTCTCAAGTTCTATGATGACAGGGTTGAACCTAGCATTCAGTTCGATGATCTTGTCTATCTGCGAGTTGAAGTCCATACCCTTCTCATGATGGACATGCACCACATGCTTCTTCCTGTTCTCGTCCATAGCGATGACCATCATGCATGTGTAGTCAGCACTCCTATTGGCGCTGATGGCTGGATCCCATCCGATGTAGTAGTTGTATTCGCCATCTGGCTCAGGATAGTATGAAAGGGACAGGGAGTCGTCCTTCGCCCCTTCTAGCATCTCCTCTGGGAACAGGCTCGCCTCACTGGCGATAGGCTTGCATAGATACTCACGGGTGAATGCTATCGAGGTCATCTCGCTCCTCCTCTGGTTGAGGGCATCGATATTCCATCGCTCAGGCCACAGGGGCTCGCCTGTCGCCTCGTTGATGGCAGGATACTCCTTGACGGCATACCCATCCAACTTCTTCAATTCTGAATACAGGTCCGTGTATGAGAATGGTGTGCCCACGATGCATAGTTGGGCAGTGTGGTGCAGAACAGGGAGAAGGGCTGTGTAGAACCATGTGGATATGTGCTTCAACTGCGTCTGAGCCTCGCTTGACAGTATGTCATCAAGGACAACGATATCAGGGTGAGCGCCACGAACAGCCTTGCCGACGGACATGGCTCGTATGGATGACTTGTTTGTCATCTTGAACAACTGTTTTGCCCATCCCCTCTTGGGTTTGAGATGTGCTAATGCAGGAGTCGTCATGATGAGTTCGTCCATCTTGGCCATGTGATCTATCGACTGGTGCTGACTGTGGCTGAAGAAGAGGACCTCTGTGCCGGGATTGTATGCCATTCTCCATAGTAGGTAGCACCTGAAGAACACGGACTTGCCATGGTCACGACTGGCTATGACGCATATCTTCTTGTTGTTCTGGGCAGTATCATACCACTCGTCATGGAAGTGCGCCAGTTGGAATCCGCATATGTCCTCAAAGAAGAACTTGAAGTCGCGCCTCCCCATGTCGAAATCGACTTTGCTCGTAAGTTCAGCGACAGCCTCACTCATTTCGCCACCCCGTCGGCAGCAAACTCATGTCATCCATGCCGACTGAGTTGTCTTGACCCATGAATATCGAGGCTGGGAGAAGAGATAGATCATCTCCTTCGACAGTATCGAAACCGATATCCGGCTTGACCTGCTCTTGTGTCGGCTGACTCTTGATGATCGGGGACATAGGCTGGGCCATCTCCCTCCTTATGTCAATAGTATCGAGGAAGTTCGGGTTGTGAAATGGATTCGCAAATGGGTCCTTGAGAATGAAGGACTTCTGCATCTGTGATCGGATTTCTTCATATCTCTCATGGATATCAGGAAAATTATCCTCTAGGTCGCCAGAACTGTTCAACAAGGTTTTGTATGCTTCTTCATTGCCATCCTCTGCCATACTGGCTATTCTTTCTACTACGTCTCTATCAGTGTCCTCGCTTATGAATCTCGGAATTTTGAAATCGCTTTTCTTCTTTGCAGGAGTAGCCACTTTCTCAGGCATGGTCTTGGTTTTGGACTTAGGGACTTTGCTCACCGTGTTTTTTACCTTCTTGGCAGCAGGCTTCTTCACACTTTTTGCCTTGGACTTCTTCGGCGGAGGCTCTGATGCCACGTCCTTTGTCTTCTTAGGTGGCTCTACGATATCTTCCATCACGGGAGGCTTCTCCACTGGAGGAGGAATCGGCATACCTACTTCTTCTTTCGGCGCGGCAGGTTCCACTTTATCCTCTGGTTGAATTTCAGTAGTTTCTTCCTTTGCCTCTCTAACTTTCGGTTCAGGCTCTTGCCGTGGATCTTTGGGACCTTCGTCCACTTGACGCCCACCCACGGGGGTTTGAGTTCCTCCTTCTCCTCCGGCTTCTCCTCGGACATCTGGCACTGCCACGACGGGTTGCTCTGTTAAGGGTTGTTCAAGAGAGGGCAGTATTCCGAGTTCCCGTAGATATCGCTCCTTCATGTCTCTTCCACGATCCTCTATGAAGTCTAATATCCCTTTTCTGTGAAGAAAATATTCATCGATGTCGAAGTCAGCCTCATCAGACTTGGCGACAGACCATGCTAGGTCAAACACATCAGAAGACGTAGGCATTGCGTATCGCCTCCGTCGTCATCCTGCTTCGGATGATGGATCTGTCATTGATAGTCTCATACTCTGATCTCAAGAACGGAACGGCTGCTCCCCCATACTGATTGAGGTTTTGCAGATTCTGTCTTGCTAAGTTCCGCTGTCTCATATTATACGCGCCACGGGCAAGACCTGAGAGTCCGCCAGTCAGCAAGTTGGACATGACTCCTGTTCCTATACCGCCTCTCGTCTGGGCCCTATCTAGGTTCTGCTGATACAGGTTGTCCAACATGCCTTGATTGGGAGTGTATCCTGAGGGAGCAGCCTGTTGTGGCTGTTCTTCACCTTCACTCTCACTGGTCTTGTTGTTCCCAAAGGGCGCACTTCTTGATTGAGATGTCTGGTTTGCTAGTGGTTGGTTTGCCATTTGATTGTTGGTTCCCATCATGAATCGACCTGCCGCTGCCGCCATTCCGGGTAGCCTCGATGCGACGTTCATAGCACCCCTGCCAAGTGCCCTAGTGCCTTTAGCGCCATACTCCATACCAGCGCCAGCGGCTGCTCCAGCCACGTTTCTAGCAGTTCTGCCTGCTGCCATCGCACCACGACCTGCTGCTCCCATCATTACACCAGCGCCCTCTCTGGTCGTGGCGGCGAACTCCTTTGCCTCAGGAGATGTCATTCTTTCTCTTGCCGTCTCTGCGGCTTCACCAACTTTCTTTCCTGCTGTTTCGACCATCCTTCCTGCTGCCCTCGCCATTCCGGGTATCTTGGATGCCACATTCATAACGCCTCGATTCATGGCATCCCTCGCCTGATTCGCACCTTGGCCAATGGTCTGACTCAATTGTCTTGCACCTTGGCCGATGGCCTGACCAGTTTGGTTGAATCTCTGTCGAGCGGCATCTGCCATGCCGGGTATCTGTGATGCTACGTTCGATGCAGTTGCTCCCATGGCTGCTCCAGCCCTGCTTACGGCCTGACCAGCGGCCTGTGCCCCTTGTCTCATGGATTGCCCTGCATCTGAGAATCTCTGTCTGGCAGCGTCTGCCATTGGAGTCAAGGACGAGGCTGCTCTACCCATGCCTCTCCTTGCGGCTGAACCAACGTCCCTCGATATGCTGGATATGGGGGACCTGTTCCTCTCCTGTATCAATCTGTTCGATGGGCTAAGGCTTCCCCTGACTCTATTGCCAAGTTCAAACTCTCTCTGCCCGGTTGGCATATTGCTCCGAGGATTCATGGCGTCTATCCTCTCATACATATTGGTAGGGACTGGACCTTGAGGGCCGGGAACGACCCTCGTCTGTGCCGCGAAGTCCACTGCCTCTTGTTGAGTCATAGGTGGTTTCATGCCCCTATCGATCTCTCTATACTGTTCTTCTGTGAGCGCCTTCACCAAGGCCGATGCCAAGAATGGGCTGAATGGAGTCAGGTATATCTCACTCATGGAAGGCCACCTTCACCATCTGCACCTGCTCATGATCCAATCCGAATGACTTGGCTATGTTTCTCCAGTCTCCCTTGGTATGGTATATCGATATGACATCGCTTGTCGATCTCTGTATGTGACTACCCACCAATGCAATGTGGACAGGATCACTTATGTCCATCTTCCCGATGTCCGTGTAATCCTCTATGACGGTCTTGGCAAGTTCGTATTGGACCGTCTCAAGATACATCTCGACCTCAGACTTGCCAAGCATCGTTCTGCCCAAGCCCCTGATACCCTCTGTGAAGGTCCTTGCACCTGATCCGAAATCTGAAGCAGCCTGCCTCATTTGTCTGGCTTCTGGAGTCGATGCTACTCTTGCCAAAACTCTCGCCAAACCTTCGCGGGTTATACCCGACAAGTCAGGTCTGGGCGTCGATGGTATATTTTGATTTCCTTCAGTTATACCGGGTTGGCCTGTTATCGGTGGCGGAAGCGAAACGCCAGTTGTGGGTGGTTTGGGTTCCATCGGGTTGATCCCACGGGGAGGTTCGGCGGGAGGCGTCCTCGGTCCAGAAGGGACAGCAGGCGGCATTTCAGGAGTCGGCTGAGTCTCTTCTGGGGTTCCTGATATCGGCTTCTCTCCGAACGTCATCGGCTGGCCTGTATAGAAATCAGGTATATTGCCGTCTTTGGTATGATGCCTGTATAACCCACGGAGAAGTCTCTTTCTCGCATTACCGTCTCCAAGGCCACCTTCACTGCCCATTGCGACGGCGCTCATGAGTTCCTTTGCATCGTCCTCACTCATTCCATGATGATCCATCAGGTCCTTGAGCATCCTCTTTGAGTTGGTTGTGACTGCCATCCTAACGCTATTGGCATTAGAGTATCTGCTGATATCCTGCATATTTGGATGCAATATGCTCTCATGCGGCACTGGATCTCCGGGTGTCGATGCCGACCTTGGATCGAGTTCCTCGTCTATGAGTCCATCTCGGAACTCAGTCATCCTCTGTTCCTTGGTTCTCACCATATCATGTATGCTGTCTGGATTATGGTGTATGATCGAGGTGTGACGAAATGCCATAGGATCATCGAGGAGTGCCGCTCTGACTTGATTATCACTGAGTCCTTGGTCGATGAATTGCTTTGCTCTATTGATGATATGATTTCTTTGTGTTCTATCATTTAACGTGATTGTGTTTTTATGAACGAAGTGAGCAGGGACTATAAATTCAAATCTGTCCACTGCCTTTCCCGTTTTACTGTTGTAGTCAGTAGATAGATATCCCAATTTCTTCGCAGCAGGCTCATACCACCTTGAAAAGCCCTCGACGGGAGCGCCCCTGCTCTCTGGGTTATACGGATCAGCGTGTCTGGCACTGACAATGTGAGTGACCAGACGATTGTTATTGTCAAATGGATTGAAGTCCGTTGATCTTCTATTACGGCGTCTCCTTCCCCCTGTTTGTTTGGCAACAGTTGACCTCACATCTCCAGCGTATGCAGGATTCAACTGACCAGCAGGCGTGAATGGAAGTGGCGCTGGTTTATGTTGTCCTTTATTCATGGCATTCTGTTCTTCTGCGGCCCTGTTGACAAGGGGGAATCCTGCCTCAAATGCTTTGTTGAAGGCTCTGTTATACTCAAAAGATCCGGGGCCTCTCATGATAGTCTCGGCTACGTCCCTCCCAACTGCACCAGAGAATATGGCAAAATGAACTGCCTCTTCCTCATATGGAGAGTATCTTCCTGTTTGAGCCACATCATGGTGGAGATCCTGCAACATCATCTCTATGCCTGACTCAGACAGGTTCTCCGCCCCGCGCATGGCTTGGATGAACTCGTCTATATCGACAACTGCGTATGACTTGGATATGCGGAACTTGTCCAGAGGATCTTCCCACATCACCATGTCAATTCACCTCTTGCCAACTGATCCGAGGGCAAGAGATGTGTCGTCAAACCGGAATGCGGCTTGTTCTTCGTCATTTACTTTGGTCCCACCCGTTGGTGCAGAAGCCCTATCTGGGCTTGCTTGATTCCCTATCTTCGCATTGTGATCCAACTCAGGAGTCGCCTTGGTAAGTTTCTCAAGCCTCTTGAGCATCCTCTCGACCTTAGCCTTGAGGGAGAGCAACTCCAGTCGGGTCAGACCCTTCTTCTTGGATATGGAGTCGCTTGACTTCATGAATTCAGACCCCTGTGCCAGCATGGACATCAAGGCATCCTGACTAGCACCAGCCCTCATGCTGGTTCCCATGCGAGGCGGCGTAGGCATACTTGTGCCCATCCTCTGAGTCGATGGCCTGTCTCCAATAGTCAATCCCCTTGTGCCGCTCTCGGTGATACCAGTGTCAGCAGATGACCTGTGTCTGGTGATGGCCCTTGGCAAGGCTCCTTGCAGCCTTCGCATCTTCTCGTTGGCCAGTTTCCTCTGATATGCGACTGGATCCCTGATCCTCAGAGGTATCTTTCCGGGGTTCGTGCTGCCTATTGTCCTAAGGGGAAGGGAGCGTATGTTGGGTGCGAATGATTGTCGTGGTGAAGCGCGGTCAAGTTGACGGGCGACTGCCGACGCCCTCCTCTTCGTGGCTGATTTCGGTTGTCTGCCGCCCTTCGCCGCAAAGCCCTTCTTTCTTCCTCTTCTCTTCTTCTGTCGTCGTCGTTTTGCCTTGGATTTCCGTTCATCTTCATCGCTCTCCTCGTCTTCTTCATATTTCCTTCCCTTGTATTTCCTTCTCGCCTTCAGCAAGTCGGATGTGACAAACTCGTTGCTGGCTCTTATCATGCCGCGAGATGGGTGTCCATATGTTATGAATGGTGTATCGCTCCTTACGGATCCCACGTTTCTACCTGCTGATATGGATAGGCCATTCGCGCCTATGTCAACTCCGAGGCCGGACTCAAGCATCTTGTTCTCCTGCTCAAGCATGGGATTGTTGGCGAGGTTGTCATTCGGGACCGCTGTCCTTATGTTGATGTGCCTAAGACCGGGTATAAGTTCCCTTAGGGCCTTCTCACGCCTCTTTTCCTTGTTAGACTGGTCCCTGCTGTCTTGATCCTCCCTTGTGGTCCTGCCATGGTGGGACAGACCATCGTTGTCATCATTGGGATTGGTCTGGAGATCTGGGTAGTTGCTCATCTCCCTTGGCTTGTATCCGCCTGTGAACTCGGCTGTCCGGGGGCCTTTCCAATCCCCTAGCCTATTCCCTGCCTCGGTCATTTGAACATCTCCCCCTGTCTGTGGTAATTCATGTCATGCGGCTTGGCATACATATCCCTGTTCGCCTTGATCTTGATGTATTGTCGATGAATCTCGGAGTATCCCTTAGTCAACTTAACTGGAAGAGAGTCATACCATATGCACAACATGGGTGTCTTACCATATGCGTTGGCCATCTTCTTGAATGGATTTTTGACACTCTTGAGCGTTTTTAGTATCTCGATGTATGTAGCGCCCTCCTCGCCTTCGTATCCCGCCACTTCTGATAGGGACAGCACCATCTTGCATTGCATGACTGCCATCATAGCCTCATCCGCATAATCATCTGCAAAGTCGAGATTGAACGCATCGACACTTTGTCTCCATGCCTCTATGACGAAATCAAGGGACTCTAGGAAGAGAGACAAATCCATGGAGGTCATGATCTCCTTCTCATGCAGGATGGGTGCGTATCGCTCATCATCCTTCAACATGAGTTGGTGAATTGATAGGTGATTAGTCATCCGTCTAACACCCCTGCCTCTGCGAGGGCCTTTCTAAGTATTCTCCATTCCTCTGGTGATTTCTCTGCAAAATGAGCCTGTATAACAGTGATGACTGATACGGATGAACTCTTGTCGATGGACTCATACTTCTCCATCCACTTGGCTAACTCTGATAACGTCTCTCTAACCTCTCTGTGTAATTTAACAGCGAGTTCGATGTCCTTGGGGGTGACTATCTCTGGCGTGTCTATGAACTGCGCCTCCAGTCTATCCAACTGCATGGAGAATATATTGTCCAACCTGTTCATATTCGTCTCTATCTTTTGAAGAGAGTCATGGGTCGTTTTGATGACTGTGGGGAGGACCTCAATGTCCGCTGCCGCCTTTATGAGAGGCTGAATGTGCTTGTGTATATGATTCCTGATTATGGACGGTTCGACATCCAACTCATATGCGAACTCCTCGATGGTCGCTCTCTCCTCGTATATGGCTGACTCTATCTCTGCCCTCTCTGGATGTGTGCATACAGGGCAATCGACATTGCTGGCATCGTTATACTCTCCAGAATGACGCCTCATATGTCTGTGTGATGTGCCGCTTGGCCATCCTTGATCCCTGTCCATAATGTCGTTTTTCGCTATACCAGTCCTTATCTGCTTCTCCAGATGATCCCTTTCGGGATGCTGGCAGAAGGGACAGTTAGACCTGATACGGCGTCCGCTCATGTTATACCGTCATATGTTCAATGGTTAATTGGTATTGCTATCATTGACACCAATTACCTTGATGATTTCAGATGTATCCCACAATAGCCGTCTCTCTTGGCACGACGCTTGCATCTCTGCTTTGTGGTGCTACTCACAGCCACACATCGTTCATGATCCTCAGGATTCCTATAACACTCAACACACAGGCCAGTGTCATACTTGTTCCTTCGACTATTCATCATTCCTCCACATCTTGTGCATTTTGGCATCTCTTTCCCATCCTTTATCTTCTTACCAACCTTCTTGACTATTTTCTTCACATCATCTAGGTCGAAATCGCCATCACCATCTTGGTCAAAGCGTCGAAGAACAGGGCTATGCACTATTGGCACTCTCATGGGAGTTGCTCTCCCGCCCCCATAGGCAATGGGGGCGCTACCGAAAGGAAGCGTATTGTCGAACCGCAACTAGGAACGTCACGAAGAGTCCGATCATGAGTGCTGCTGTCAACTCAGGACTTAACGTAGCGCCCTTCCAAACCATGATCGTGAGGATGAGAAGGCCAAATGACATGATGAATATCATGGTGGCGCTCTCAACGAGGAGTTTGCTGGGACTGAACATCTGCATGGTCGTATGCATTGGGTTCAATCCTGTGAACTCGTCCCTAGTGGACTTGCTCACAACACCGCCCCCGTTGCATACTTGCTGTTCTGCAATGCGGACCCTGCTATACCACCCAAAAGCGACCCGAAGAATCCGGGTTGGTTCTGTGCCATTGCCATGGGGTTATGAGACATCAACAGCATCTGTATCTGCTGCTGGTTGTATTGAGCAGTCTGCTGACATGCTGATTGAAGGGTTTGTAGCGTCAGTCTGATATTCTCTGGGGACATAGTTGTCAGGTTCGTTGGAAGGGATGATGGGTCGAAGGTGAAGACTTTGCCGTCGTCGTCCTTGAATTGGGCGTTGGCGAAGAAGTCCTTCATTGACAAAGTTATGATTTCGCCAAGAAGATCGAGGAGGAATCCCATGTTATTGCCTGCAATAAAGGCAGCAACCGGGTCCGTGTGGTTGAGCAACTTGGCCGTGGCCATGACTGGATCGTTTGCCATACCAGCCATCATCGGGTTCTGCTGCTGCATTGCCATCATCATAGGATCCTGTCCCATCATCTGCTGTCCTTGTTGTGCTACGCCATATCCGCCCATCGGATTCGGGGATCCGAATGTCTGCGTTGGCTGATCGTTATTTCTACTAAACCATCCCATTTATTTCACCTTCATCATACCTGCTGGGGTTGCGTCTGACCACCCTGTGGAGGAGGCTGCATTGCAGCAGGATTTGGTATTTGCGACGGAGGAACGCCTATTGTTGACTGTTGTGTCGCTAAGTCATGCAATTGCAAGGCTCTGAGATCGAAGGTCATCGTCACTATGTCTGCCACGCCTGTTATTGGGTTTGCATGTTGGTTGATAGTTATCCCCTTCTTGTGCTTGCTGTCCTGATAAACCATCTTGAAGAATGGCTCATACTTGGTTAGAGACTCGACGGAAGACCTGTTCATAGGGCTCTTGGTCCCTCCTCCGAACATGCTGGGAACCCTGAGGAACTTGGTTCCCTTGCTAACGGATCGAGAGATGCCATCACTCTCTAACTCCTGTTCCTGAACCAGTGACTTCAGTGTGTGGAATATATGCAGGTGTGCCGGGCACAACGTGCTGTTCATCTGATCACCATGGTCGCCATGCGTCCTCGCATGTGGCTTCTGGGCATTTCCCGTATCCTCATCGAACCAATATATGTCTGCCAATGAGAGATTAAGGTCATCGTCATATATCTGTGCATATGCGTTGTCACCCTCTAGGAATCTTCTCACATCCACGCCGCAGCAAGCACACTCATACGCCGCGTTGTATCTGTATATCTTGAATAGGCCAAGATTGTAGTTAGGAGGCCTCAATGCCTTCCTTAGCATCTTTATGTTCTTCTTCCTAGCCTTTCTCGGATTCTTAGGATCCGACTTGAGTTTGATCTCAACCGTTGGAACGAGAGACTCCTCCTTACCATCCAACGGGCCCTGCGACCCTGCACTCGCCATTTCTGCTCTTTGCTGCGCCTTCAACATCTGAAACGATATCCCGCTTTCTGCGGCCAATTGACGCAACTGGTCGTCATTTAACCCTGAAAGGCTGATACCGCCACCCATGAAAGGGATGGTCGGAATATAGTTCATCACAGTCCTCGCACTCCTATCAACTGTATTAACATTATCATATTGATAAGATCTTAAGGCGCAACAATAAAAAGATGAAAATCATGTCATCCATTTGATATGGCAGAAATCGAATTGATGCAGGGCGATTGCCTTGAGAAGATGAAAAACATATCTGATGGAACCATAGACATGGTATTAGCAGACCCTCCGTATGGTACAACTGCCTGCAAGTGGGATTCGGTCATACCGTTGGAGCCGATGTGGAGGCAACTAAAGCGAATCATAAAGCCAAATGGGGCTATTGTGATGACTGCTTCCCAACCATTTACCACTACGCTGATTGCGAGCAATATGAAGATGTTCAAGTATTGCTGGTATTGGAAGAAAAATAGGGCGACAGGTGTGTTGAACGCCAAAAAACAACCCTTGCGAGAGATAGAAGAAGTAGTTGTTTTTAATGTCAAACAGTACAATCCCCAAGGTCTTGTTGAAGTGAACCAAGCGAGCAGAAACAGCAAAAAGTATTCTGACAATTATGGTAGTGTGAATTATAAGAATTATATTCAGAAACACACAAATTACCCAAAACAGTTGTTAGAATTTGATTCAGTGCAAAGGACGATCCACTCCACCCAAAAGCCCGTTGACTTAATGGAATACCTAATCAAGACTTACTCTCATGAAGGCGATACTGTGTTGGATTTTACCATGGGGAGTGGTACAACGGGAGTTGCTTGCGTAAATCTCAATCGCAACTTTATCGGTATTGAATTGGACCCAAAATATTTTGAGATGGCAAAAAAGCGGATAAATGCAGAGAATGGGGTGAAATGGCAAAAATTGATGTGATACAAGATTAGATCATACCATTGGAGCCGATGTATTTCACAACAATTCAAGCAGACCTATGAAGGTCTGAGGAACTCTCATACCCGTTTGGGCTGATATGGCATCGACCTCTGCCCTTATCCCTGCCTTCCTTAGTGCCCTCAACTGCTCCCTGAAGGGCCGAACGACTGGATGTTCCCTTTGCAGATCATGGTCCCATAAGTGCTGTGACATCGGATTCCACCACCTGTCCATCTTGTTGATGAGGAGACAGAAGATCTGTGGCCTGTAATCGGACTTGGCCGTCCTCTTTGCCTTTCTCGATATCTCCTTGCTCACGTTCTTCCTAGTAATGTTGTCAACAAGATACTGCATCGAGGCAACAGCCTCCTGTGTGAATTGAGGAGAGAAGTCGGGAGATGACATATCTGCCCTATTGTCTATCATGAAGATCACGATGTTGACCTTTCGCCCAAACATATCGTCTATCCACAGGTTTCGGAACTGAGACTGGCCTGCTATGTCGGAGTTTGATATCGGATGTCGTTCCTTCTTCCACTTTATCTCCTTTCGATGGGCCTTGGGAAGGATTGGTCTGCCATACGAGTCAACGGGATGCGTCGTCCTGAATGCCTCTGGTATCGTCTCTATGTCGCCGGGGACCGTGAGATACTGGTCTAGTGTGGTCTTTCCCGTCATGCTTGGGCCATAGATGCCTATTTTGAATGGGCGAAAGGTCCGATAGACCCTCCTGATCGTGTTGTATCCGAGAATAGCGATGTGTCCCGCAAGAAGGGTGCTACTCATCCGACATCACACGTTCGCGTTTATCCAATCCCATATATCGCTTGGCGTGAAATTTCCTATCTCCTCTAGTAAAAACAATGTGAGGAACGTCAGCGAGATGCCGAGAAAGAGGGCGACGAACGTCCTGACCCAGCCTGCTATGCGCTCCAACTTGCGTTCATATGAATTCTCAGCGAGTATCTGAGACATGGCCTCCGCTTGTCTTTCTTGACGGGTCGTGAACGGCCACATCGAGCATCACCCGTCTATTCCGTCTTGTCCTCAGTGTATTGAGTATTCTGCACGTTCGGGACGCCAAAGATCTGCTCTCCGTTGACACCCATCTGATTTTGCATGTCCTGATAATACTGTGATTTCTGCGCCCTTCTAGCCTGCATCTGCATCTGCTGCCTGAACCACTTGTCATATCTTGACTCCTGAGAGAACTCCGCCCTCATGGCTAGAGAGTCCCTGACGCCACCGACTTGGAAGAGAACCATGGAGGCACATAGGAATCCGAAGGCTATGAGTCCGTATTGCAGCCCCATCTCTCCCGGTGATGCGTTTGGTAGATACCAGTCCATGTGAGATATGGCTACGGCCACACCAGTGAGGAGTGCCTGCCATAGAAGCATGGCGATCAGGTTCACATCGACCCTGTTGCTCTCGTTCGCCCATGGAGGTGGCGTATTGAAGTTCGGCGGTTGCATCGGCGGTATCATTGGTTGGTTTGTCACATCACTCACCCTTGTCAAGATGACGGAAGTATTGCTCTATGGCATAATTGAGGTAGGATGATTTAGACTCCCGTCCTCTTCTCTTTTCCATCAAATGCCATAAATCATCACGCAAAATTATCGAAACGTGCTTCCCCATCAGAACTATGGCAGTAGTGTGAGGCTTATCACTGTTGGCATCAATAATAGGATTCAGAAGTCAAACATATCGAGCATAGGCAATGTTGGACGTATTGGTATTTCATCGCCCCTATGTCGAGCAGCGTCGATGTGAAGTTGGTCTATATGTGCCAAGTCATCGGGATTTTTAGGTATTTTAGTCAATTTATTGACAAGAGAGCCATGCCCGTTATAGTCAATTATCTTGATGTTTGGGTTCCAACACGCACGACATCCATATGAGTCACAACCCTTGTCTCCACCCTTCAACTTGGATTTGACATCATAAGAGACAGGACAGGGGTATGGTTTCATCGCAGGCCATCCTGTTTCCAGTGATTCATTGTTGCCCCACGCTCCATGGAAGTAGTATGTTGGATCTGACATTCCATTTCTAGCACTATCAAAATGAGAAGCGTCTTTTGTTGATATTGATATGTTGGGATGCATATGTATGAGTTTCATCAATTTTGGAGTCATCAACTGAGCAGGATAATCCTCTGATACTCTTATTGATACATTAGATGGTATAGCACGAAGCAATTTATCCTCATCGACGGTATCGCCGTTTGATGAAAATTGTTTAAGGTATTTTTCAAGCATCGATGGTTCATGAGTCGGTAGCCAAATTTTCTTCAATGGATTCAACCTAGCAAGATCCATCTTCTGTGCGAGATGATTGACTGACTGCAAATCGCCAGATCCAAAGAGCCTGAACCAGTCTCCGGGGTGAAATCTCTTCAACATGTAGTCCATTACCATGAGTTGATCCTTTGGCTTCGCAAGGCCAAGAAAGTTCCTCATGTATTTTATTTGATTATGGGAGTTTGTCATGTTTCCTTGTTGAGCATAGCAAGTGGTGCATAACGGTAAATCAGCAGGATTGATTTCAATTCCTTTCTCTTCAGCATCCTTAAGCATTTTTTGGCCCTGTTTGGCTAAATTCCTACCTCTATGACATGTATGTGTGGGTAAATCATGGGATCCTCCGGGCATTTTCTGCGTCTCCCCGAATCCTGTTTTAGTTCCCGGCGAAACACCCATGATATTTTCCTTATGGGCATAATTTTGTATGGCCTTCAAATTAGGATTGATGTTCGGAGACAACAACCCCATCCTTTGCATGGAAACCTCAAGAGGATGAGTCGGGCTAACAGAAATATCACTAACGAGTCCGAGTTCCCCAGCGGAAGTGTAATTGTCCTTAAGCGACTTCTCCACCTCTCTCCTAGCGTCTTTGAAAGTGTCTGTCTGATCCGCTAGTTGGATACCCTTGGTCCCGATCCCACCTGCCTCCTCTGACCATCTATAACTTGTGCCCTGTTTGGTTTTATGCGCCACTTGCGACCCTGTTGAATGTGCAAACGACCATTCTCCTGCATCTATCGCCTCTTGGATGTCTCTCATCGATTTCTCAAACATCATCATGGACGCATTCCTTTGATGGACTAAGATATCCTCGACCATTGGATGGTGTCTTCTAGTGCCGCACTCATGGCAATGAAGAAAGGCGTCGTGCCCTACGACTGGACCTGAGTTTTGAGGAACAGTCCAATGATGATGCCTAATCATGTTGAGGCCTCAGGTTGCAGAGAGGGGATGAAGGGGGAAATGATAGGATGAAGCCCAGCCAAGTGTGACGCATGATAGATATGGCTTCCCCTCCCTGCATATTACATTATGCAGGACAATCGTATTTATTCTGTGGGATCTTCATTCACTTTCTTGCGAGCCCTTTCGATGTGTCGCATCTGTGCTTTCGGATCCTTCTTGTTGCGTTTTGGCATCCGACCATCGTCATGAACCATGTATGGGTCCGATGGCTGTGCCATTCGGTCTGTCCTTGAGTATGGAGTGGACGGTTTCAGTTTGCGATAGGGGACCACATCATACGCCCCATCTTCCTTGACAACCCGCCAAGCAGCGTCGAAGGCGGATGGTTCAGTCATGGTAATCAGTAGTATCCACCAAGGTCATCGTAGTAGTCAAGGGAGTCGTCATCATCCATGCGTTCCCTTGCCTCTTCGGCCTTTGTATGCAAATCAGAGATCTGGGCTTCAAAATAATCTGCCATATCTCTGTTATCAAGTTCCATTGCAGAAGATATTGCCATGCTTAGATATTTGAGCATGTTGCCAAAGTGATCGACGGGCTCAAAGCGACGAGGGTTCTCATTCTTCGTGATGTCCCACGCCTTGGAGAATACATCCGACATGAAAGTCCTATGAATTCAATCCTTTTTGATATCTTTCCTCATGATACTCCAGTTATCATACGTCAGCCCTTGTAGGACTATGCCTGTGAGAACGCCCACTGCAAAGTCAGAGGTATGACCAGATAGTAGTAAGGCCATGAGAAACGCTGTGCCCCATATCCAATGGTGTATGTGGAACCTGCCGAACTTCAACTGCGGGACGAACCTCTTCTTGGGATGGAAGAACTTGGCTGTGGCGAAGCCAATGACCAAGGCTATGCTATACACTATCATGGCGACTCGACACATGCATCTGTATGATGACGCAGATAAACACCACGTTGGCGTAGAGGATAAGCATCGTTGACAACTCCACTCCCCTCTGCTCGTTGATCAGCATGGTCATAACCATGGTATGCGCCATCAAGAAGACTATGACGAGGAATGTGGAGACGTTGTATCCGATTGAGCCGAACCTCATCAGTTCAGCCTCAGTAGCGTCATTAGGGCGGACATGAATTTATTTTGAGACGGTGTAGCGACTTGTATGTCTTCCACTATGTCATCAGCCCACTCATTGAACCATCGGCAGTTCCTGTCCACGGTGTAGAAAATACACCGATCCTAATTTAATGTTGGCATGATAGGCGTGTCATGCAAGTCGATTTCAGTCCCATATCGACTTGAGCAGGATCCTCGCCTCGGACCATGATCTGATGGGGAAGAACCTCCTCCTGTCGGATGTCGCATTGCGAACATACCTCGATGCGCGTGTGAGTGACCTCAGGTTGATGTTCCCGATGTCATGGCCATTCTTCAGGGCCCATGATATGAGATCCTCCGTCGATAGGTTGCTACCTGAGCCATCGACATACGGACATCCACCCAACCCCGCTATGCTGCTGTCGAACTCGTTGACGCCCATGGCATACGCCAAGTCGAGGAGGGTGTCGATGTATCCGGGGGGCTTTCGATAAGTAAAGTGAAGGTGCAGTGCCAAGTTGAAGATGCCTGCCTGCCTTGACAGCCTGATGCCATCTGCGAGGGACAGGTTGTCTGCCGAGCCATCCGTGTCAGCGAGGACGACGGTGGATGCCACCATGTTGGCCCATGACAGGCACTCCATCCTCGACTCGCCGGGCTCAAGGTCCGTAAAGGCGCATGAGACGTATGCCCTGACCTTCTCCCTCGGCGTGTCCTTGAGCATCTCCTCATACATCATCATGCACTCATGCATGTTCTTTCCGAGGTTCTTGTGGTTGAACTCCTGATTGGGGCTCAGGACGATGTTGATGTATTCCGCACCGATCCTCTTGGCCTCATCCATGCCTCTCTCATTCATGACAAGCAGGGAGAAACGTGCATTGGGGTGCATCTCCTTGAGGGCGAGATAGACCTCACCGCTGTTTGCCATGGTCGGGAGCCTGTTCGGGTTGACCATGCTGCCGACCTCGATGTCATCGATACCAGCCTCATAGAGGAGTTTGACCATCTCCGTCCTGCTCTCGACAGGAAGCACCTTGGGTAGTCCTTGCAAACCATCACGGGGGCCTACTTCATACAGTCGAATCACGGTGTGTCATACAGATGTAGGGACAATCCTATTTGTTGGTTGCCTGTCCGACCCCCATGATCCGAGATGGTTTCATGGTCATCGTGAGGAGGGCGTTGATGGAAATGGCCATCAGCCTGATGCTTGCATTGGGGCTTCTCAGTTTTGTTCTCGTCTTCGCTCTGTCGAACTAGGGTATCTGAGCAACTCGCTCCTGTCTATCCTCGTTATATCATCTGGTAGGTCCCTTCCGAGTATGCTCGCCCAGAATGGTAGTGAATCAGTGCGGTTCAATGCGGCGCTCTGCGTCACCAGCCCCTTGCCGCCCCTCCTCTCCTGTATCTCGTTCATCAAGTCGTATATGGCGCTTGCAACGCCCCTTCTCCTCATATCGTCATTCACCCTGATGTTCAAGGGGTATGTGGTCCCAACAGGTGGGAGCCCGACACGGCGATAGGCCTCCTGCATGGGAAGGTCCTTTGCTTTGTCATCAACCTCAGTGAACTGTCCAAGGGCGAAGTTTCTAGGTGGCTTGCCGGGAGCAATGACTGCTATTTCCGTCTCCTCAGGAAAGTCACGATACTCCTTCCTGTTCCTTGCTGTCATACCATACCTGCGACCAGTCTTGGGATCTATGAAATCGGCTCTGAAGTCACCACGGTCATCTTCCACGATGCTGTCGTAGTCCAATGGCATCTTGGATACGGCCCAAGCGGCGTCGAAGATGTCCGACATGGGATCACACCTTCCGTATGAAATTCCATGCTGTGTCGAAGATGAAATCCGCTGACCTGTTGACCATGGTGAAGTCCTTTGTGCCGAATTCCCTCCGTGACATCTCGCGCTCCTCCTCCTCTTCCTTGGTTCTCTTCTGAGGAGGCTTGTCCTTGAGAGAGGCCATGCTGATCGTGTCTCCTATGATTCCCATTGTTTCTAACGATTACTACAACTCATCGTCGTATATGACCTTCCATGAGGGTCCAGCGCCATCATAGTTGAGCCACTTGTCGGTCAACCTGTATTTTTCCTCCAATATGCTATCGTCACCCACATCCGGCACTAGACGACCCATGCCCGGAACCATCTCTCGGCCATATATGTAGGAGGCAGGTATCTGCGTCCTTCCACTCCTCATGAATCCACCAATGCTATACGGGCTCGCCTTCCCCCCTGAACTGACGAGTTTGGTGTCCCTATCGAAATCTGAACCAAACGGGAAGGGGTGATCGTGTTGAAGGTTGACATACACCTCATCGTCAAATCTGCCTGCGTAGGGGACGTATGGAGCGCCCAACTTGTCCAAGGCCAGCAACCTGTGCCTCCCTTCATAGGCTCCCAAACCTTTCCCATGCACCCTAAAACTAGGATCCATCCTTTCAGTCCTAAATCGCTCAGGGTTGAATCCCTCCTCCATTATCGACTCAGCCAGTGAGTCAACATCATGGCCATGGTCGCCCCTGTTCCTCCTCAATGCATCGAGATACTCCTTGGGCTCAAGTCTCTCCGGATTCAAGTAGGTGTCGTTATATCCGGGGTGTATGAGGCTCACAGCAAAATCAGTGGGAACGAAGTCGGTGAAGAGTTTAGCGGAGTCTAACTCGCCCATGCCCGTCGTCTGTGCGAGCAGGGGCGCGTATATCTCGTCCCACATGCCCGTGTCGGCCTTGGCGACCTCCCAAGCGGCGTCGAATGGGGTCAATCTAAATTCCTCCTGAAAAATGGTCTAGGCATCCTAGCGGTTGGCTCCTGAAAAAGAAGATTTCTAGTTGCCCTTTCGTGTTCCTCCAGACCACCGGGATTTTCAAGGATGTGCGCGGCGATCTCATGTGCGCCTACATCTTTATTGCCATCATCACGAATCATTGGAAGCGCGGTTGCCTGATGCCCGTATTCATGTGCCAGTGTCCGCACGATATCCCGTATCATCCTGTCCTCAAGTTCGGGTTGATATATCTCGGCTGTCGCCAAATCCCATCTAATTCCCTTTGGAAGGTGTGCTGGTAGGTTGGCAACAACATAGTCATCAGTATATTTACTGCTTGGAACATTGACAGGGCGGACTCTTGAGCCGCCTTTCTGATAATAACCATCAGGGCCAAAATTATTCATATCATTTGGCAGGTTCTTGTCCTCCAATGCCGCATCGAGATACGGTGTCGTGCTTCCTTGCATCTCACGGGGTGCGCCGATTTGGTGTATTGGTTTGACCTGTTGATCCGTGAAGCCCCGTATTTTGGCATCGGAGTGCCTGCCTGAACGAAGCGTCGGCGCGATTACAAAGTCCTTGGCGATGTCCCAAGCCTTGTCGAATGGAGTCATTGCATGTCCTCCATGAACGGGAACGGCATTATCGGGAACATGGACTCCTCAGTGGGCTTGGAGAATGGAGCGAGCGCCTCTATAATGTCCGCAACGGGGCCGTAGTCGTTGATATCGTCGGGGATCTCAGGCTTCACGTCGGGCTGCATCTGATACTCCAACTCCTCGTTCCTGCCCTGCCTCCACTCCATCTCATTGGCCCAGCAGTTCCGGCACAGGTCTATGGCCGAGTATCCCTGCGTCCCGTAGTCACCGGGCTCACTCAGGCGCAACTCCGCAACGAGGGCCTCATCACCGCAATTGTCACACTGCCCCGTCCGAGGAGCCACCACGTCCATCTTGGCGATGTCCCATGCTCGATCAAAGGGGTTCATTCCATTCGCTCCTGTTCACGTCTCCTCATCGCCTCTTCAAAAGGGTCGGGAGCCGGATTCATAATCCGGTCAAGCAATTCAGTAATTTTCATCATAAACTCATCATGTTCTTCAGGAGTCTTGCCCTCTTTTGCGGCTTCGTATTTACCTCCGAACAATTCTTCCTCTGTGCCGCCTCCAAGTAGGTTGCTGACCCTATCAGGCCATTCGTCATCATTCTTGAGCAGTGCCCACGCTTGGTCAAATGCGGTCATGGCTCTCCCTCAAACATCTCCATTTCGCCTTCGTCACCCCATATCTCATCATCAGGCTTACCTGTTCCATTACAGGCTACACAAGTCATCATGTGATACGATGCATCCTTACCAGCGAGTTCTTTTGCGTGTGCAAATGAAGTGGCTCCATCGGTATTCCCGCTACCAACGGTGACTAATTGCTGGCCTGTGCCTTCACAAGAGGGGCATTTGCCTGCCTCATAGTACGCGATTTCTTCAAGGGTGCGTGGTGCTTTGACAACAGTCCATGCTCGGTCAAATGCGGTCATTTGCTCACTTGCTAACTTTTCTTGCCATTCTTCACTTTTGCTCTCATCAAGGTGAAAATCGCCAATCTTATCCCTTTTTGATTCGGGATTTGGAAGAAATATACGAGCATACTTTGATTTTTTGGGATTTTTACGAGGTCTTGCGAGATTTTCTATATCCTCTTGCATATTTCCCCAAGATTCTTCCGAATCAAGGTATTCTCCCTTATCATTTACAAGATTAGTGGGTTCTAAATGACCTCTAAACATCTTTTGAGGTTTGTCTGAATTGGGCATAAATATCTCAATGGGGTCTGCGACATGGATAAAGTGTTGAACATTCTCATAGCCGTCTATTTCATCGTATGCTTGTTGGAGATTATCTATCATAGAGTCCTCTTCTCTCCTACGCCATGCTCGGTCAAATGCGGTCATTCTCTTAACCTCCTCAACTGCTCCTCTATGTGGGCTATTCTCTTCTTGTTAGAGAAGAGTCTTGCCGAGGTGTCCAAGAATGGTGCTATCTCGGACTGTGATTCATTATGCCCGTCTTCGTCATCATCTGCATAAGGGTCATCCTTCAATTGTGCTAACAAGTCCTCTATGCTTCTCGCTGTTTTCTCACGACTTTGAATCTCATGGGGTAAATTAGGGTGCATTCCAACCATAATAGTCTCCGGGTCGCTATCCAACTGATACATCTGCTCGGTTTCTGGGGCTACTCTGATTTGTGGGATGCCTTGCCTCATGGTGGCATTATCCCCGACATCAGAACCCATGAGTGCATAAACCAAAGCCTCGTCATAACTCATAGGCCAATAACCCGTATCAGGGTCGCCTTCCTTGCCACCTTGATACAACACATCCATAACTTCACCATCGATGTCGTATGGTGCTTTGACAACAGCCCACGCTCGGTCAAAGGGGCTCATTGGTCCGATCCCTCCATCAATCTCCTCGCATTCTCCCTCGCCCTGCGTCCCATTGCCTCATTCATGTCCCTAGCAGGGGTCTTGCTCTCCAATGCAACTAGGTCATCGAAGTCATAACCAAGATGGGGATACCTTTCACTCAAAGTCCTAAAGCGCCTATTCGGAGCAACAGTGGTCCCAATCCTCATTCTCGGACTCCCGCTTCCCTTTCGCCTACGCATTGAGTCTAGGGCCATGAGCGCATACTCATGACCTCGACCATACCTGTCCATGAATTCCTCCTTTGCCTCTCGATTTGGTTTGGAGGTATCTGCCTTGTAGGGTATCGGGTCATTCTGTGGCTGGATGGCTTCTTGGAGAATTGAATCCAACGCCTTGTGATCTCCCTCATGCCTGAGTGTCTCAAGGAGACTGGCCTCCTTCTCCTCATCAGTGGTATTTCTTCTCCCGCGATAGGCTGGCATACCTTGATCAGTCATATGGAGGTCACTGGCCTGCAAGTTGGCAAATATCTCTCCTGTTTTATTGTCGTATCCGCCTAATATCCTGTTTGTGTCGATGGCGCTCAACGCTTCCTGCATAGTGTAAGGCTCTCCCGCCTTTCTCTTTTCATCAAATTTTCGTCTAAGAAACCTGAAGTCCTTCGTGAGCGCCCATGCCCTGTCGAAGGCGTTCATTACTCATCACCTCCGTAGTATCGTCGCAGATCGCGTATCATCTCCTCTCGCTGCCTGTCCACGGGTTCTATCCTCGTTCTTGGTCCGGGCCTCCCGCCCTTGTAATCGGCAACATAGTCATTGAAAATCTGCTCTACGTTGTCAGTGAGATGCTCGTCGATGACATCTTGGTATATCAGATTGCCATCCTCGTCCCTCTCCTTGAGCGTTTCTTGAATGTATCCATAATCATCGACGTTCTCATCGCCTCTCCTCGGATATCCGTAAGCGTCGTATTTCACAGGCCTCATTCTATCATTTATGAATCCGAGATACTCGTTGAGTAGTTCCTTCCTCTCCTCAAGGGGAAGACTGTCGAACTTATTCTCCACTCCAGTTTGAGTGACTTTCGGTCTTATTAAATTGTCAATTTTATCCTGAATCTCGTCAAATTCGCTCATGCGATTTTCGTTAGCCTCCGACCCTAAACCTCGCTGCTCTCCGACGAGTTGCCGGATCTGCTGTTGGCCGACCAACTGCCGTATCTTCTCAGGCAGATCCTCCATGGATCGAGGGACTGGCTCGTCCCCCGCCTCGACCTTCCTGAAGAATCGGTTGATGGCGTTTCTGGCCTTGCTCGTCTCCCTCTCTGCCGCCTTGATCTTCCTCGCATCAGGGCGATCTCCCTTCATGTCATATTCATCCCTATTCGTCAAGGGATCCTCCATGAACTCGCCGGATTCTATCATTCTCGTCATGGCCATGTCCCTCAGGGCATTGACGAGGTTCCTCCTGATCTGCTCGGTTCGCGGGACGACGAAACCCCCCTCAAACTCATTGGATATCTCGCCTGTCTCAGGATCCCTCTTGATGGCTGGCCTGAGAGCCCTCTTCAGCCCCTTGGTGTTCCTTCTGCTCTTTCTCGACCTAAGGGCATCCCTGATATTACTAAAAGCAGGTTCTGCTGGGAGTTTGTTATACATGAACTCGACATCAACGGGACCAACATCCCTGTGATCCATTATCGATATGTTCGCTAGATCCGGTCTGTCTGGGTATTGGCCCGTATATGCCATCGTCTCCGCGGCAAAATCCTTGTCCCTCGTAGTGGGAGGGTTTAGCCCAGAACGACGCCTAGATGTGTTGTCACCTAGAAATTTAGGACCCCTTGTGCGGCTCGCTGCTCTAGCAGGTGATCCTATGGAGAAATCAGCATCGTGCATCGCCTCATGCATGATGGTTCTCATGATCTGATCCTGCGTCGATCTGCTCCCGCTACGGCCATAATTCGGAAGTTGGATGAATGTGTTGTCCGTCACAACCCTGTCTCTCGGAGAGTATTTGAGATTCCCCTCTGAGTCGTATCCAATGGGGACTCGATACTTGTATTCATCAAGAAAGGGAGATGAATAGCCAAGGGCATTCTTGGACCCTTTGTTATCGAGGCGAAAGTCGATCTTGGAGAGATTCCAAGCCTTGTCGAAGGCATCCGCCATGGCCGTTCATGCATTACAATGCTTGAGAAGGGTTTCGGAGCGACAGGATTGACAGGAATTTTCTGGGAAAAAATTTCCCGCGTATTTTTTCAGGCTCCATTGGCCGCATTGAATCCTGTCAGGGCTGTCAGAAAAAAAATCGTGAAAATATCCGCCGAGCGTATGTGGTCAGGGGCGCGGGTCGCACAAAAAAAAAAAAAAAATTGGGCCTGCAAGCGAAAAAAAATCGTTGCACTGCGTCCCGATTTGGCCTCCCGGCCTCCTCCAGCACCCGCCAGAATGGCGGGTGTGTGTCGGGGCGGGCGTAGGGGCTCAGTGGTGCGGTTTTGGGGTGGGTTAGCCCCCTCTCCACCACCCATTGCCCCCATTGCCTGAGGTTTTTTTTCTCGCATTGCCCGCATTGCCCGGCCCCTCCACCAGCCCACCAGCCCACATCCGGCCAATGGGGCGATCTGGGGCGACGTGTGGTGGTTTGTGGGGTAAT